CAAACATTAGGTAGAACATTAGGGGCTGGTAGGAACCCGCGAGGCTAATGTCTTTCAAGCGTAACCCGAAACACAGGAGCGAAAATGTACGGCAAGAAAATGGGGGCACGTCCACTGTCGCAGAAAGCGGACAAGATGAGCAAGATGAGGAAAGCGGCAGCGAAGAAAATAGGGAAGAAGAAGACTAAGGCGTATGGTAGCTAAACGCTTTCAAAACCCAGAGGGTGGCCTCAATGAAGCTGGCCGAAAGCATTTCAAGCAAACCGAAGGGGCCAACCTCAAGCGTCCTCTGAAGACCGGCACTGATCCTCGACGCATATCGTTTGCTGCTAGATTTGCCGGAATGAAGGGGCCGATGAAAGATGACAAGGGCAACCCCACTAGAAAGGCACTTGCCCTGAAAGCCTGGGGGTTTGGCTCAGTAGAAGCAGCCCGTAATTTTGCGAACCGGCACAAGAAAGCGTGATATGGCTAATCTAAGCGTCGAACAAATCAAAAAGCGTTATAAGAAATCAAACACGCATAAAGAGCATTGGCGGTCTATCTATGAGGAAGCCTACGAATATGCTCTGCCAATGCGAAACCTCTATGATGGCTATTTTGAGGGCAAGGTTCCCGGCCAGAACAAAATGAAACGGGTGTTCGATAGCACTGCGATTCACTCAACAGCCCGGTTTGCTAACCGTATCCAGTCAAGCCTTTTTCCTCCCCAGCGCAGTTGGTGCCGGTTGCAACCGGGTGACGATATTCCACAAGCCAATAAAGTAGAAGCCCAGCAAGCTCTGGATTTATACGGCCAAAAAATGTTTGGCGTGATGATGCAGTCTGGCTTTGATCTGGCGATGGGTGAGTTTTTGCTGGACCTTGCGATTGGCACCGCTGTCATGCTGATCCAACCCGGAGATGCAGTAACACCCATACGATACACGGCCATTCCTAGCTATCATGTGGCGTTTGAAGAAGGGCCAGATGGCACCGTTGACACTGTCTATCGTAGGCTGAAACGCCCGTTTCGCCTCCTACAGCAAGAGTTCCCGGATGCGAACATTCCTGAAGAGCTGGCAAAAAAATATGAAGAGGACAAAACCGAAGAGATCGAATTGTTGGAGGCCACCTATACGATTGACGGCGAGATTGCCTATTGCCTGATAACGATGGAAGAAGACATCAAACTATTACACCGTGACCTCAAATCGTTTCCGTTTGTCATCAGCCGGTACATGAAAGCATCGAATGAACGCTATGGCCGAGGGCCGGTTCTTTACGCTCTACCTGACATTAAGACATTGAACAAGGTTGTTGAATTAACTCTGAAAAATGCAAGCATATCTATCGGCGGTGTGTTTACGGCTGTCGATGATGGTGTATTGAATCCCCAGACCATATCGATTGTACCCGGTGCCGTCATTGGTGTTAGTTCAAACGGTGGGCCGCGTGGTCCCTCCCTTGCCCCGCTGCCCCGGTCTGGGGATGCTAATCTAAGCCAGATCGTCGCTAACGATTTACGAGCGAACATCAAAAAGGCATTGCTTGATGAAAGCCTGACCCCGGAAAACATGAGTGCCCGGTCTGCTACTGAAATTAACGCCAAGCTATCCGAGCTATCTCAGAACCTGGGCAGTGCGTTTGGCAGACTGATTTCCGAGACAATGTTTCCGATTGTCCGGCGTAGCCTAGAGCTTATGGACGAAATGGGCATGATTGACTTGCCTTTGAAAGTTAACGGCCTAGAGGTTCAAGTTGTGCCGGTCAGCCCACTGGCTATGGCAAACAATGCTGAAAAGCTACAAGAGGTTATGCAGTTCATGCAGATTGCACAGAGCCTCGGGCCGCAAGGTCAAACCCTGATTAAGATGGAAGCGGTTGGCGATTACATAGCCGATCAGCTTGGCATCCCGGCCCAACTCCGCACCACACCACAAGAACGCCAAGCGATTCAACAGCAAATGATGCAGATGGCTCAAATGGCGGCAGAACAACAAGGAATGGTTGAAGAACCACAAGCGGCTGAATAATGGATCAAGCAGAAAAAATTCGCAGTATAAACTCGCCCGGATGGGATGGCCTTGAAACAGGCGATGCACCAATACGCCTTGTCAATCAGGATCATCAACGAGACATCGATATACAATTTAAAAGATGTTTTGAAACTGAGGCTGGGGCCAAGGTTCTGGAATATCTGCAATCGGTAACAGTTGAGCAACCGGCCTGGGTGCCGGGGGCTGATGCTTCTTTTGGTCATGCACGGGAAGGTCAGAACAGCATAGTGCGTGAAATACAACAAAGGATGAAAAGAGCAAATGAGCGATGACGATAACCAACAAACTCAGGAACAACCGGCTGAAGCTCCGGCTCCTGATGGGTTGATGGCCCAAGCCGCTTTAGCACAGGAAGAACAGGAAAATGTCGAAGATGAAGGTATCTCCCACCTCGCGCAAGACACCGAGCAAGTTGCGGGGGAGGATGAGGACGAAATCTACGAAAGGCCGGATTGGTTCCCGGCAAAGCACTGGGATGAGAAAGAAGGACCAGACCTAGAAGGGTTAGTCAAAAGCAAAAATGAGCTAGAAAAAAAGTTTCATCACGGCGATCACAAACCACCAGCAGACGGTCAATACAACACTGATGTTTTAACTGAAGCTGGCTATGAGTTGGATGACCCGGTTGTCTCAACCTATCTGGAATGGGCACAAAAATACGGCATTAATCAGGAAGCCTTTACTGAACTAGCCGGGTCTATTGGCGGCATTGCTGGTGAGGCCGGTCAACAAATGGCTCTTGATCTCAAAGCAGAACATCAAAAGCTGGGCAGCAATGCTGATGCCATTATTAAATCGAACATGGAATGGTCTAATGGTTTGCTCACTAAAGGCGTGATTTCTGAGGAAGAGCGCGAAGAACTTGATATGTGGGGCGGTTCAGCGGCTGGGCAACGATTGCTGCAAAAGGTTCGCAGCATGACCGGCGATCTATCAAAAATACCGATTGCTGATGTCACCGAGGCCGGTGAAAGCGAAGACGAGTTTAAGGCTAGAATGTTAAGCCTGATGTCAGAGCCTGATTATGCGTCGGACAGAAAGAAGCAGCTAGTTGTAGAAAGTGAATACAACAAAAGATACGGAACATCTTAAATCTATTTCTCCGCAAACTATGGGGCTTCGGCCCCATCTTTTTTGTACAAATACTAAATGTACCCACTTGGCTATTTACAAGCTACAGCTTGTAGTATATTTAGGATTGTGAC